TAGAATACAATATGGTCAGTTTTCATATTCAAGTATGGCAAACGCCATTGCTGGTATAGATACTGAAGTATTTGTTGAATATAGTAATAATAGAGATAACGGGATATTAATAGGTATATTAACAGTTCGTGAAGACGCATCTGATTTATCGTCAACTGGTGATGCCCAATTTAGGTTTGTATCAAAATTTGGTGAGTTATTAGCCGGTACTGGAGGTATATCAACAACTACATTACAACAAGCTTATGATAATTCATCAAATCCTGAGATTGTTATTAACTCAACATTAGATGGACTCTCAATTAAAAATGGAACAGGTAATGCCGATAATGTAACAAGTTTATTACAAGGACAAAACGCTGCGGGAACTGTAACATCATTCATTAGAGCTGACGGGGCGTTTTCAGGAACATCAATATATGGAACAGGTTTAACTGCGACTACAGTATCGGCAACAACAATAACTATTGGTAGTTCCCAAGCTCCATCACTTTATACGACAATACGTGTTTCACCAATTACCGCAACAACAGGTACGACAATCTATTCATTTCCCACAAGTGCTTATACCAGTTCATATGTTGATTATAACGTATCGGGTAGTACAGGATTAAGAGCGGGTAATATTATGGCAATATGGAGTGGAACATCCGTTAATTTTACTGAAACATCAACAAACGATATTGGTGTTACAACACCATTAACATTCGGTTATGTGATATCAGGTTCAAGTGCGGTTTTACGAGCATCAGCGTCAACGGGAACTTGGATTGTTAAATCTATAGTTAGAGGACTATAATATTTAATTTATTATAATATTTATATAATAATCTTGGACAGGGAAAAGATTTAATTATGGCAAACGAATTTAATATAAAAAATGGTTTTATAACCAGTGGTAACTCTTTTGTTTATGCAAATTTAACAGTAAATGGTACTCTAAGTGCTTCAACGATAAGTGGATTGGGGTATAGAGGGTTTAAGTATAATGTAATATACTACTATGGATACTTTCCTCCCACAGACCCTGCTACAGGACAAATTGTAGTAATATTTTACGATGATGGTGAAGGGGGTTCAACTTTTGGTGGAATAAGTATAAATTATTATAATGCCGATAACATTTATATTGGTGACATAGTACAAAAAATATCTAATCAAAATGTAACTATAAATGATTCTTCAGGAAAGTATGTGATTATACCAAGTAATGGTACATTTACTAATTTTGGTACATACTCTCGAATAGATACACCATATGCGTATGGTAACGTAGATATAAGTGCTTTAACTGGTATACTATATGCTAATTTTGGAACAAGTAATCCTGGTACAGTTAGTAGTGTTGCCGCAATAAATCTTACTTCAGCAGGAACAAACATTACTAGTACAGTTTCAAATAGTACGACAACACCCGTAATAACACTTAACATACCCAACGCCTCCGCATTAAATAGAGGTGTTTTAACCACTACAGACTGGACTACGTTTAACAATAAACAGGCAGCACTTGTTAGTGGTACTAATATAAAAACAGTTAACTCAACATCATTAGTAGGTAGTGGTGATGTTGCAGTTCAACCAACGTTAGTTAGTGGTACTAATATAAAAACTATTAATGGAGTATCTATTCTTGGTAGTGGTAATATAAGTGCGGGAGGTCCCACCGTTTATACATCAAATTCCGGTACTACTGTAGGTGCTGGTAATATTATAAGTAGTTCTTTATTAATCCCTGCCAACACAGTACCTTCTCCTACCTGTACTATAGAAGTTACCGCTAAATTTATGATATTTGGAGGGACATCCCCAATGGCATTTCCAGCACTTTATGTTAATACAACAAATAGCCTTGTAGGGGCTACATTATTAGCAAGTTTTGGTGATATGAGTGTGGTCAATACACTTACAGGTATACGTACAATTAATATAATTTCTGGTACCGCCTATATGTTGAGAGTAACCACCCCATTTGCTGATGATTATCAAGGTAGTGGTAGTTCAACAATATACAATTATTCAACTGCGGCATTTACCACAAATGTAAATCGTTATCTCATGTTTAATTTACAGGCACAAGGTACAGGAGTCCAAGCAGTTTGTCAATCTTACAAAATAACAATATACTAATATGGCAGAATTAAATCTAACAAAAATAAGTAACGGTTTTAAAATTATTGAAACTGACGAGTCCTATAAATTTCAAAATTTTTTAAATAGAAATGGTGAAGATGTACAATATGAAACACTTAACGACACTCAAGGTATTTTTGGAACAGACAAGGGTGTGATATTTTTAACAACTAATTGTGCAATAGACGAGATAAGTTATAATACTATTCAAGAATTTTCTAACGAATTATATAATTAAATTATTTAATCAATCTTTATATTTTTTTTCTAATTGATAACTTTTAGTAAAAAAATATAATGAAAATATTTGTTCAAATCGCATCATATAGAGACCCTCAATTAATACCAACTATTGAGGATATGATTTCAAAAGCAAAGTTTCCTGAAAATCTAAGATTAGGTATTTGTAGACAATATAGTCCTGATGACACGTTTGATGATTTAAGTGATTATGAGAACGATGAAAGATTCAGAGTTGTAAACGTTCTATATAACGAATCAAAAGGAGTATGTTGGGCAAGACACCAAGTACAACAATTATATCAAGGTGAAGAATACACCCTTCAAATTGACTCTCACATGAGATTTGAACAAGATTGGGATGTTGAGATGATTGATATGATAAAAGAGTTACAAAAAGATGGTTATGATAAACCATTATTAACAGGATATGTATCTTCTTTTGACCCTGATAATGACCCACAAGGTAGAGTAAGAGAGCCATGGAGAATGTCGTTTGACAGATTTATTCCTGAAGGAGCTGTTTTCTTTTTACCCGAAACAATACCAGGATGGAGAGAAATGACTAAACCTGTTACCTCAAGATTTTATTCCGCACATTTTTGTTTCACATTAGGTGAATTCTCAAAAGAAGTTCAACATGACCCTGAGTTTTATTTTCATGGTGAAGAGATATCAATTGCCGCAAGAGCTTATACTCACGGATATGATTTATTCCATCCTCATAAAGTTTTAATTTGGCATGAATACACAAGAAAAGGAAGAACCAAACAATGGGATGATGACAAAGAATGGCATTTAAAAAATACTTCTTCACATAAGAAAAACAGACAACTATTTGGTATGGATGGTGAAACACCTATCAACGAAAGTCAATATGGATTTGGTACAGTTAGAACTTTAAGAGATTATGAACAATACGCAGGTATTCTTTTCTCAAAAAGAGGTGTTCAACAATATACAATAGACAAACAATATCCACCAAATCCATATACATTTGAAACTGAAGAAGAGTGGTTGAATTCATTCTCATCAATTTTTAAACACTGTATTGATTTATCATTTGGTCAAGTACCTGAAACTGATTATGACTTTTGGGTGGTAGCATTTCATGGTGAAAACGATATAACATTAAACCGACAAGATGCTGACATTAATGAGATTAATAGAATGAAAACCGACCCTGACAATTATTGTAAGATTTGGAGACAGTTCCAAACAGTGGATAAACCAAAGTATTGGGTCGTTTGGCCTCACTCAAAATCTAAAGGGTGGTGTGATAGAATAACAGGTAATTTATAATGATATGGTAAAAATAAATGACATTAAAATTGCCGATGTTGGTTACTTTATTAATTTAGATAAAAGAACTGATAGATTAGAAATTTTAACTAATCAATTAAAAAGTTTTAATATTGAAGGGGTTGAACGATTCTCAGCAATATCTAATTTAAATTCAGGACCCCTCAATTGTAGAAGTAGTCATTATGAATTATATAAGAAATTCTTAGATTCTGATAGTGAAGTATTATTGGTTCTTGAGGATGATTGTAAATTTTTAGATGTTCTAAAAGATGAATACGAAACTATTTTCAAAGACATATATTCCACTGAATGGGATTTATTTTGGCTTGGTTGTCGTAACAGGAGAAGTCCTGTACCATATAAAAACAATACTTTTAAAGTTAGTTCGGTTTCTCACTCTCAGTCATATTTGATTAAAAGAAATTTATGTGAATACATTTTAAAAAATTTCCCATTAAATGTTCAAAGTAGTATTTTAATTGATGAGTTATTATGTTTATCAATTTATGGTAATGATGTTGTGAATAATCCAAATTCAGTAAATTTTTATGAATTAGATAATCCAATAAATGTGTTACCAACTAATTTTATATCATTATGTTATTTAAAACCGTTATCAACTCAATATGCATCATTTAGTGATTTATGGAATATGAATGTTAACTATGAGGAATATATAAAAAATTCACACCCTAATTTATAATACAACAAATATGAAAAACGTTACAGGATGGTTTGTTTACCAAAATATTGTGGCACAACAACATGAAGATGTTGGAGGTGTCTTTAAAGAATTATTTGAAAATACTAAACCTAAACAAGTTTTAGAGATTGGAACTGCGTCTGGTGGTTTAACTTTAATGTTAAGAGATATTTTAAACGATTTAACTTTAAATGATACGACTCTTAGAACTTATGACGTAATTGAAAAACACTATTTAAATTCACATGTTGAAAGTGGTGCAAATATTGAAATCATAATCAAAGATGTTTTTAATCATTCTTATACTGAATTAGTTGAAGTAGAAGAAATATCTTCTTATATACAGAGAGATGGTACCACAATAGTGCTTTGTGATGGTGGAAGTAAAAAAAATGAATTCAGAATTCTATCAAAATTATTAAAAGAGGGTGATATAATTATGGCTCACGATTATTCCCCCAATGAAAATTATTTTAATGAGCATATAAATAATAAAGTTTGGAATTGGTTAGAAATACAAGATTCGGATATTAATAATTCTTGTATTGAAAATAATTTGCAACCTTATATGTCAGAAGAATTCAAACAAGTTGTTTGGGTTTGTAAGAAAAAAGTATAACTATGTCAATAACTTTAGTAACAGGATTATGGGATATTGGAAGAGGTGATTTATCTGAAGGATGGTCACGTTCATTTCAACACTACTTAAATAAATTTGAGGAACTTCTTCGTGTTGAAGAAAATTTAATAATTTTTGGAGATAGTGAATTAGAAAAATTTGTTTGGGAAAGAAGAACATCAGATAATACTCAATTTATATTAAGAGATTTATCTTGGTTTAAAAATAATGAATACTATTCAAAGATTCAGTCAATAAGAACTAACCCTGAATGGTTTAATCAAACGGGATGGTTAGTTGATTCCACACAAGCAAAGTTAGAAATGTATAATCCTTTGGTTATGTCCAAAGTATTCATTTTACATGATGCAAAAATCTTGGATAAATTTAATTCAGAATATATGTTTTGGATTGACGCAGGATTAACTAATACTGTAAATGTTGGTTATTTTACAAAGGATAATGTTTTAGAAAAATTAGAAAAACAAATAAATAAATTTACATTTATTGTTTTTCCGTATAAAACTAATTCAGAAATTCACGGATTTAAATTTAATGAAATTTGTGAATATGCTGGTGGTAATGTTGATATTGTGGGTAGAGGCGGATTCTTTGGTGGACCAAAAGAATCTATAAGTAATATAAATAATTTGTATTATTCATTATTAATTGAAACCCTTAATAAAAAATTAATGGGAACTGAAGAAAGTTTATTCAGTATTATGATTTACAAATATCCTAATTTAATTGATTACTTTGAGATTGATGATAATGGATTACTATTTAAATTTTTTGAAGATTTAAAAGATGGTAAAACCGTTAAAAAAACAAAAATGTTACAAACAACTAATTTAGACACTAATAAAGTTGGTTTGTATGTTTTAACATTTAATAGTCCAAATCAGTTTGAAAAATTGATAATGTCAATGGAGAGTTATGATAACCGATTCTTAACTCAACCAAGAAAATTTCTGTTAAATAATTCAAGTGATTTATCTACAACAAACAAATATGAAGAAATCTGTGAGAAACATGGATTTGAGCATATTAAGATGGATAATTTAGGGATATGTGGTGGAAGACAATGGATTGCAGAACATTTTGATTCTCAAGATTTAGATTATATGTTATTTTTTGAGGACGATATGTTTTTTTATGGAGGTAGTGATGAAACATGTAGAAATGGATTTAACCGAAGAGTTAAAAGTTTATATGACAAAAGTTTATATATAATAAGTTCAGAAAATTTAGATTTTATTAAACTTAATTTTACTGAATTCTATGGTGATAATTCAACTCAGTGGTCATGGTACAATGTGCCGCAAAATATAAGAGAAGAGTATTGGTCAAACAAACCTAAATTACCACAAATGGGTTTAGACCCTGATGCTCCAAGAACTGAATTTAACGCAATTAAATCCTATGGTGGTGTTCCATATGCTTTAGGTGAGGTATTTTATTGTAATTGGCCTCAAGTAGTTTCAAAAGTAGGTAATAAGAAAATGTTTTTAACCACAAAGTGGGATAGACCTTTTGAGCAGACGTGGATGAGCTATATGTTCCAAGAAACAAAGAAAAAAAATATTAAATCAGGGTTACTCCTACTAACCCCAACAGAGCATGACCGATTTGAACATTATGATGGTAATTTAAGAAAAGAAAGTTAATTAATTTGTTTTATAAATTTTAATATTTATAAAGTAAAACAGATTAATGGAATTTTTTATTAAAAAAAACGCCACACTTCCTCTTTTAAAAATGCAAGTAGTTAAAGACGGAAGAAGTGACTATAGTCATTTCATGGAAATGGTTGAGGTTTCTTCTTTGTACTTTTCTATGGTGAATATTGAAACGGGTATTGAAAAAATACTAACTAAGCCGGCTGGCTTTGTTGAGAAAATATTGGTTAATCCCGACGCTGACCCTGAATATTATATTTATTACCAATTTGCAAATTTTGACACTAACGTAGTCGGTAGATACGAAGGTCAATTTATGTTAAAAAATAATGATGGAGTTTTAATTTTACCGATTAGGGAGAAATTATTTATTAACGTATCCGAAAGTTACATTGGAGATAGTTTACCATAATATAAAATAATTATAACCTAAAGAGATAGATGGAATTTTTTGAAAACGATAGGTTCAAAAAAGTAAGGTCACCAAGACCCGATAAATTACAAAATAAACCTATCATAAATGTTTTATCTGATTTTGATGACGAAACAAAACAAATTTATTTAGGAATATATTCATTAATAAAAAGTAAAAATTCAGATAAAGAATTTAATGTTTGGGCAACAGGGTCAAGGGTAAAAGGTGATTGGAGAACTAAAGAAGAATCTGATTATAATAAAGAAAAATATGGGTTTGCAAAATATAGTGATTACGATTATTATACAGATGCAAAAGTTAAACCCACCCAAGAAGAATTTTTTAATATTTTGAAGGTTAAAGTTGATTTAGCGGGATATGGAAGTCGTAAAGTATTGATAAATCCTTTAGAAAATAATTAATTTGGAAGATATTTATTATGATTGGAGTTATTTGCATTAACATGAGTTTGTAACTCTTGAGTATTACGATAGAGATAAAAGATAAGGACATGTACAAATATAACCCAAAAATATAGATGGAATTTTTCATTAAAAAGAACGCCACGTTACCACTGTTAAAATTACAAGTGGTTAAAGATGGTAGAATTGATTACGATAACTTTATGAAATCAATAGAGTCGTCGGATATCTTCTTTTCTATGGTTGACGTTGAGAGTGGTGTCCCTAAAATATTATCTTCTCCATCAGGGTTTATATTAAAAGAAGTTACCGATGTAAATTTAGAACCTGAATATTACATATATTATCAATTTAAACATAGAGATACAAATAATATAGGTAGATTTGAGGGTCAATTTACGATAAGTAATTATGATGGTGTTTTAATTGTTCCAATCAGAGAAAAATTATTTATCAATGTTACTGAAAGTTTTATTGCTGATTATTTAACATATGATTCTAATTATGTTATTGATTTTCCTTGTTGTGATAATTTAATACCAACTCCAACACCCACACCAACTAACCCATGTGTTCAATTTATTACTGATGAATTTGGTAATTATATTTTAACTGAAAATGGTGATTTTTTAATATCGGAAATTAATCCTTGTATTACACCAACTCCAACACCTACACCGACTAATCCATGTGTTGAATTCATTACAGACGAATTTGGGGATTATATTTTAACTGAAAATGGTGATTTTATAGTATCAGAAATCAATCCTTGTATTACACCAACACCTACACCTTCATCAACAATTATATAGATAAAAAACATAATTAAATAAATAAAAGATATTTATAAATAAAATTAAAAATGGCTTACGTAAAAATTTCACAATTACCAATAGGTTTACCAAATTCATCAAGTATTTTTCCATTCGTAGATGGTGGGGTAACCTATCATGGAGCAATATCTGCTATCACATCAAATATAAGTGGTCTTATTGAAGTAACTTACTCTGAACTTGTTGATAAAATAACTGGCGAAACTTTAACATCGGGTCAATTTTATTTAATAACCGATTTCCAAACTTGTTATGACCAACCTGATTATGATTACAACAATAACGCAATCCTTACAGGTAATTATAAAGAAACTTCAGTTGACCCAATTATAGTGTTAGCAACAGGTTTAGATACAATTAGTACAACCGCATATCAACCATCATACCCTAAAGATAGAATCCAATATGATTGGACTTTTAGTGCTACTGAGGTAACACAAGGAGTTGCTTATGGTAGAATTTCAGAAAGAATTGATGAGTTTGGAAATAGAACGGATTATGACCATAGAACAATTCAATTTAAAAGATACCGTTTTATTGAACTTGATTTAGGAAATCCGCATAACGGAACCGTTATTGTTTCAACGGCTACAGGTCAGGAAATGTTAGTGTCAGGTAGTAGTACGTCATTTGAATCATTTTCTGTTGGTCAATATGTTGGATTTATAGATAACGACTATAAGGTTTATGAGATTACAAACATTGTTAGTGACACAGAAATGACTATTACAGGTTTAACTTTAATAGAACAATATCAAGTAAAAATATACCCTACAAATACAAGAAACTATACAAGTTATAAACAAAATAATATATCCACAACAGATTATGAGGAGTATTATACATTTAATGGTGAAGGTGTCAATTTAAACAACTATATTGATAATTTTTCTAATTATTTGTATGAAGTTTATTTCATTTTATCAAATAATGTATTTTTATTAAATAATAACAATAACAAATTTGGTTATGGAACTTTTAATAATTCAATAAATAACGGAGCTTACAATAATTTAGTTGGACCATCATTCTATAATAACATATTTGAAAATGGTTTTTATAATAATAATATAGGGTCTAATTTTAATTATAATAGAATTAGTTCATCATTTTACGATAACCAAATAGGAACAAATTTTCAGTATAATTATTTTACCAATTATAATTTCTATAACAATACAATTGAAAATAATTTTTATGGTAACATCATAATTGGGAATTTTAACGATAATCAAGTTAATAGATATTTCAATAACAATACAATTGGTCAACAATTTTATAAAAATACAATCGGAGAACAATTTGAAAATAATACAATATATGAGTTGTTTTACGATAACCAAATATTCAACGAATTTAGGGGTAATATAATATATCAGAGTTTTAATACTAATAAATTAGATTGGGGATTTGTAGGAAATCAAATTAGTGGGTCTTGTAATGGGAATACCTTTGGACCCAATATTGATAGTAATGACTTTTTGGGTAATGTTTTTGGAAACACATTTAAAGGTAGTGTGGTCTCAAATACTATTGGTGATAATTTTGGATTTAATAATATCGGTTATAATTTTCAAAATAACACAATAGGTGAAAATTTTGGTTATGGAGCATCTGCACCACAAGGTAATATCATAGGTAATTATTTTCAGAATAACACTATTGGTGAATATTTCTATAACAATACTATTTCCGATAATTTTGGAAATAATACAATAGATAATTATTTCCAATGGAATATTATTAACACAAGTATTAATAGTACTTGTTTAAGTACAGGTATGTTATATGATATAACAACAGTTAATGTATTTAAAAATAAAAATGGAGATAATAGATTATCGTATTACGATGAATCTGATATTTTAACAATAGAAACATTAACTGAAGCACCTTGTTTAGGGGGGTTAAATGCATTAGACATACCAGAAAATGATTTGAATTTTGGATTAATATTATAAATAAATCAATGGTGCTAATAACAATATGATAATAAAAAGACCACATAACACAAGGGGTAACCCTAGAGCTGATTGGATTAGTTCATACAGGACATTTAGTTTTCCAGGTTACTTTGACCCCAAGTATATGAATTTTAGTGACCTACAAACCATTAATGATGATAGAGTTCAACCTGGTGGACATGTACCAATACACGAGCACAAAAATATGGAAATATTTGGTTATGTGGTAGAAGGAGTTTGTAGACATACTGATAGTCACGGAAAGGTATTGGATATACCAGCAGGTGCAGTACAAAGAATGAGTGCGGGACAAGGAATAAAACATACAGAAGGTAACGCTTCGGACACTCCAAATCGTTATTTACAATTATGGATTAAACCAAATGTGTTTGATACAGAACCAATACACGAATGGTACCAATTTACAAGAGAAGATAAATTAAACAAATTTTGTGATATAACTGAAAAATTACCAATAAAACAAGACGCCAGACTATTATCAGGAATATTTACTGAAGATTTCACATTTGAACTTAATAACACACTTAGATATTATCTATATGTTGTTTTAGGTGAGGCGAATATAAATAATCATTCGTTGATTGAAGGTGATGGTTTAAGTTTTATTAGTGAAGATAAAATTGTAATAACAACAAAAAAAGAATCGGAAATAATCCTATTTGAATTAAAATAAATAAAAAAACAAAAAAACATGATACAAGGAATTAGAATAACAAGTACAAATCTGTCAGGACTTACAGCAAATGTTACTTTTTTACCAACAACTGGTGGAACCATTGATTTAGGGTCTGAAGTAATACCATTTAACAATATTTCGGATTATCCCTACGGAACATACGAATTAGAGGTACCATCATATGATAGGACGTATGAAATAATTGTACCAGCACCATTAACAGGTCAGAGTGCATATACTGAAACAGTAAGAGGTGTTACCGTTGACGGAGGATACCAACCATTCTCAGGAGCGGTATTATCTGAAGTATGGGGAACATACACAACACAATATATTACAGATGAAGGAATACCATCAACGGATATTGTTTTAGCTGAAGGTATTTGTTCTGATGACGTTGACGCAGCATACTTACCTGGAAATATCGGTGGATGGCCAACAAGTATTAATTCTTTCTTAGGTCCGTTCATGTCTGGTGGTTTAGCAGGTTATCCATTTGTGGGTAGTGTTGGATTTGGAGCGTTCTCAAGTCACGTAGCAACAACTCTTGACGGAACCTTGTTTGTTACAAGTATGCCACACATTGGTGTGACTGAAGATGGACGTTCAGGTAGAATGTTAAGAAGAGGTAAAGCAAACAGTTTAACTGATAATACCTGTGGTGCCGTTGCGGGGGCAATTGACCAAGTTGTAAATCAACTAAGTGCGGCTCCAAATCAAAATAATGCACCTTTTAATAATGAAAATTATTCTTTTTGGAAATTAACAGATATTTTATGGCCACATAAAGCAACATTATCAGGATTCACAGGAACCACTGAAGAGATTTACAATAAACAAATGATTTATGCCACAGAAACTATTAGAGATTCTGCCTATGATTATATCATTGATAATTTACCAGCAGCAACAACAGGAAACACCACAAATGATGTATATTTTTTAAGTGGTATTTTCATTAATAGTGATGTTAGTACAGGTACAACACAATTTGAATCATACGTTGTTGTTGATAAAGTTATGAAATACGAATTTGTTGGGGGTTGGGTTGATATTACATCAGATTATAAGTTAGGATTACCAATTGACTAAATAAATTAAAAAATAAAAATATGGCAACAAAATATATCGTAAATAACGTATCGGGACAAACCATTAATGGTCAACAATTACAACCATATAAAGTATACACTGCCCTATTAACACAGAGTGGTGGGGATGATTTGCAATATATTAGTGAGGGTTTATTGACAGTAGGTGTAACCTATGAGTTGTTAGATGAACCTTTTAATGGGTGGGATTTTACAAATGTTGGTGCTCCTAATAATGTTCCAGGGACTAAATTTGTAGCAACGGGAGTAACTCCTAATAATTGGGGCACACAAACAATAGGTAATAATACTTTAGCATACAACACAGGAGCCCCAGTAGTAACTGTACTAGAGAATACTATTGGTAATGTTTGGTTTACTTATAATAGTATTGGGACTTATGAGATTTTAACAAATGGATTATTGACAGTTAATAAAACTGCCTTTTTTATATCAAATATAATTCCTGATGCATCATCACCTTTTATAATAGAAGGTAGAACATATGATAACGCTTCATTATACATAAGTTCATTTAGTCCTGATGGTTTAGGACATATAATTACCGATGATGTGTTATTAAACACCCCAATAGAAATCAGAGTATATAATTAATAGAATTAAAGATTTGACTTATAAAGTTTGATTGGTTAAACTTACCACATAAGGTAAATTCCGACCTTAATTTCGGAAGCTAATATACCAATTTAAATTTTATGATATCAAACGAAGAAATTGAACAGTTCCTTCAAGGGAACGATGACGAAAAATATATCGTCAGTGTAGAATACGATTATGTAAAAGATTGTATTTGGAAAATTATAGAAGACCCTATTCAGGGTAAACAAATAAAGAGAGATACTTTTATTCCATTTGCTTGGGTTGGAGATTTACGGGGGTTGAACTTTTATCAATCCTCTAAAGCTCTGCAAAAAGAAGCAATGTCAAAACATAAAATTGTCATTGAGAAATTACGTACAGACGATAATGAAAGATTAGAGAAAGGTTTAACATTTATGGTTAAATCTCTTAATGGTTATCGTTCTCTCATTCAGTTTTTTAGAGATGGTGGTGTTGACCCTTGGGGTGAAAGAACTAAAGGATTAATCCTTATCCTACCTCCTGTTGAACAGTTCTTGGTTACAAAAGAAAAACGTCTATTCAAAGGATTTGATGATTACAACAGTATCACAAGATTTGTATTTGACTTAGAGACGACCTCACTTGAACCAAAGGATGGTCGTATATTCATGATTGGAATGAAAACCAATAAAGGTTTCAGTGAAGTTATTGAGTGTTCAACAGAAGACCAAGAACGACAAGGTATTGTTAAATTTTTCAATACCATTGATGAACTCAAACCAAGTATCATCGCATCTTACAACGGATTTAACTTTGACTGGTTTTGGATATTTGAAAGAGCAAAAGCTTTAAATCTTGATATTAAGAAAGTTGCCAAAACTCTTAATCCTGCCAACACCATAAGACAATCTGAAAGCATGTTGAAACTTGCAAACGAGGTTGAGAGATTCAATCAGACATCTATGTGGGGTTATAACGTTGTTGACACGTTACATGCCGTTAGAAGAGCTCAAGCAATCAATTCATCAATCAAATCTGCGGGTTTGAAATACATCACCCAATATATCAAAGCAGAAGCCGCTGACCGTGTTTATATTGACCACACAGACATTGGTCCATTTTATGCAAAGAAAGAAGAGTTTTGGTTAAACATCCAAAACGGAAAATATAAGAAAGTGGGTGTTGACCCCACAATTGACGAAGCGTGTTCCAAACATTCAAATGTATATATTAAAACAACAGGTGATAATTTGGTTGAACGATATCTTGACGATGACTTAGAAGAAACTCTAACGGTTGACGAAGAATTCAATCAAGGTTCATTCCTACTTGCATCTTTGGTCCCAACAACATATGAAAGGGTTTCAACAATGGGAACTGCAACATTATGGGAAATCCAAATGAGAGCTTGGTCATACAAACACAAATTAGCGATACCCAAAAAGAATGAAAAGACCGAGTTTGTTGGAGGTTTATCACGATTACTTAAAGTGGGATTCTCTACCGATGTATTGAAACTTGACTTCTCATCACTTTATCCTTCAATACAACTTGTTCATGATGTATTCCCAACTTGTGATATTACAGGAGCAATGAAGGGTATGTTAAATTATTTCCGTAATACTCGTATCAAGTATAAAAACTTGGCGAAAGAATATCAGGATATTGATAAGAAACAGGCAACATCATTTGACAGAAAACAATTACCGATTAAGATTTTTATCAATTCATTATTTGGTGCGTTATCAGCCCCTCAAGTATTCCATTGGGGGGATATGGATAAAGGTCAAATGATTACGTGTACTGGAAGGCAGTATTTAAGACAGATGATGAATTTTTTCATATCAAAAGGATATACACCGTTGGTACTTGACACAGACGGAGTCAACTTTAGTTTACCACAAAGTGGTGTGGAGGATAGGATATACATTGGTAAAGGTATTAATTGGGGAGTTAAAGAAGGTAAAGAATATAGAGGTTATGATGCCGATGTTGCGGAATATAATGACGTTTTTATGAAAGGGGCAATGTCGTTAGATAATGACGGTACTTGGAAATCTTGTATGAATATTGCTCGTAAAAACTACGCAACAATGGAACACAATGGTAAAATTAAACTTACAGGTAACTCAATTAAGAGTAAAAAACTACCACTTTACATTGAGGACTTTTTAGATAAAGGAATTAAAATGTTACTTGAGGGTAATGGACAAGCATTTGTTGAGTGGTATTATGAGTATTTGGAGATAATTTTTAACCAACAAATTCCATTAATGAAGATTGCTCAAAGAGCGAAGGTTAAATTATCAATTGACGATTATAACAAACGTTCAAAAGAAAAAACCAAGGCGGGTAATATGATGTCAAGACAAGCTCATATGGAGTTAGCAATTCGTGATGGTATTGCGGTGAGTTTGGGTGACGTGATATTCTATGTGAATAATGGTGTTAAGGCATCACACGGAGATGTTCAAAAGGTTAATAAACCTAAAAAAGGATGGTCTCAAGAACAATTAGATATATTTTTCAAAACAAATGAAGATATAAAAGAAAAGGTAAAATTTTTACAAAAAAATGGATGGGAACAATCTTGGGGTGATGATAACTGGGTTCGTAGTGATGCGACAAATAAGGAGGCGAATACAGGAATTCCAACAGAACTGGCATATCAAATAGCGATTTCAGATATGGTCGGTTCATTAGTTCAACTTAATTGTTATAGATTAAATCCGGCTGAATTAGAATCAAATCCTAATATAACAGGTGAATATAATGTAGCAAGAGCAGTTGTTACCTTTAACAAAAGAATTGAACCATTGTTAATTGTATTTGGTGAAGAAGTGAGAAATAATTTAATTGTTACTGACCCTAAAGACAGAGGTTTATTTACCAAAGAACAATGTAAATTAATTAATGGTGTTCCATTTGAAGATGGTGACCAAGATAAAGTGGAGGATGTGTTATCAATATCTCTTGAAGAAATAAAATTTTGGGAATCAATAAATGGTAACCCAAATCATATCTATGATTTTGCTGAAGAAGGGTGGGAAAATTTATTAAATAAAAGTGAAACTTTTACTAATTAATAAGTATTTATATATATGGGAAGACCAAAAAAAAATGATATTGATAAAAAAATAAAATTTGGAATTAGTTTAGACAGAAAACTTTACGAAACTATTAAAAAAGATGGATTTATGGTTTCCCGATTCATTGAAAAATTAATTCGTGATTATTATGGAAACTAAAGTTTGCGGTAAATGTAAAATTAACAAGGACATTTGTTTTTTTGGTAAAAATAAACAATCTAAAAGTGGGTACCGTTCAACATGTAATGATTGTAGAAAAATTGAAAGTAGAGAGTATAAAGAAAAAAATACGGAAAAAAGACAAGAAACTATAAAAAAATATTATCAAAATAATAAAGAAAAAATTAATGAAAAAACAAAAATTAGGGTTTTATTAGATATAGAAAAAAACAAACTTATAAAGTTAAAATCTTACCATAAAAATAAAGAAAAACATAAAGAAAAACTCAAATTGTATAGAGTTATAAATAGGGAAAAAAGGACTGAATACCAAAGAAAAAAAATCAATAATGATGAATTATATAAAATATCATCGTTAATTAGGGCTAGAATTAGAAATTTCTTAAAAATAAAAAATTGGTCTAAAACTAATAAGACATTTGATTTGATTGGTTGTTCACCTCAGTTTTTAAAAGAACATTTACAATCACAATTTAAAGATGGAATGTCTTGGGATAATTATGGTAGTTGGCATATTGACCATATAATTCCATTATCATCAGCCAAAACTACTGAAGAATTTAATAAGTTGTGTCATTATAGTAATTTACAACCATTATGGGCTTCAGAAAATTTAAGTAAGGGTAAAAAAATTCTATAAAGGAATATGTTAAAAATACATATTCCTTTTTTTATGATTGTTTTAAACCATCTGAAGATATGATATACCAATTATCTTCAACCATTAAAAATTCAACACAAGACCCTTTACCTAATTCTATTTCATCAAACTCATCATCAATTTTATTATTAAATGGTTTAACTATAATTTTACCCAAACATTTTATTACGATATGTTGGGTTACGAGATTATTTAAAATTATTGTACCATCGGTAATATCTTTCACCAAAATGAAATTCTCCGATTGAGTTAAATAACTATTCCCAATTAAATCAGGTGAATTGGATTCAATAATTTTTGGATTAACTCCAAATACTTTATCTCCGATTTGTTTTTTGATAAATTTTTTCTCTAAAAAAGTCATAAGTTATATTACATATATTTGTCTTGGCATTGCTGTAAATTTCTTAATTTTATTTAAGTTTTCAGCTAATAACGCTTCACGTTCCATTACCTTTTCAGGTTTCAATCTTGTTAGACGACCTTCAGTACCAGTTAGTTCATCAATCAATTTAGTTTTTTCATCCTTAGCCTCAGTGGCCAATGATGCGTAGTCCATGGTTAATTCTGAATCAGGAGTTTTGATATTACCACTGAATTTACCTCTCACTCTTGATAACGTTTCTTTTGCATAAGCGAAGAACCATCTACGAACCCAAACTTGTGCGGGGTTATTTAAATCATCCCAGTTAATTTTTTCAAAAGGAACGTCTGAAGGTAATTTAATGATATCAGGATTGTCTTTAAGACATTTATCTCTATCACCTTGTCCTGTATCATAATACCAATACCAAACTTTACCATTCATTAATGATGCATTACCAAAGTCAAATTTACCACCTGGTGTATTCATTAAATGAATTGCCTTTTTTCCTTCAGGAAGAGCGGTAACTCTATAAGTTAAATCACCACCGATAATTCTTCTTTGAATGTTAATCTCTTGCATTCTCAATAACATATCAAATGCTGGCATCATAAAGTATGAACCTGACCCTCCCATTTGTGAGAAACCTCCGGGACCTCCGATACCTGTACCACCTAATGCTCCAAAACTCCAAGGGTCAAACAATATATTATTTAATGTAGAAGGTGTGAACCATAATAATTCATTTAATTCTCTACCTGCAGGAATTTCATAAATTTGTTGTCCTCTTACAAGTTGGATATAATCTTTTTTTAATTCCCAATCACCACCTGCCTGTAATCCAACAATCTTGGAATAAGCGTAAGTGTATCGTTCCTCAAAATTAAAATCTTTAGTTATGAAAGCTCTTGATAAAGATTGTGTATCTAAATTAAGATTATATAGTGAAGTCCATTGAGATTCAATCAACCAGTCCTGAATATATTGTGAATAATCTTCAATAGATAATTCTAAAAGTGAATCTAATTGCTCGTCTTCTAATTCAACACTTCTTAATGGTGCACCAAGAAGATGTCTTAATTTAGTGAAGAGCTGGGTTCTATATGGTTCAGAAATTATTGACATAGGTTTTTATTCTATAAATATTAAGATAGTGTATAAATTAAACTATCTTGTGGAAATACGAAGTTACCGTCCACTATTTTTGTTCCTGAATTTTCAAATACTAAAATAGTTGTCCCCTTACTGAATATTATCCAGTCCGTACTATATTTCTTAACTTGACCTGAATTTAAAATAGTTATTTCATTTTCAGATTCTGAAATGTTTGAATAAGGTTTGATTTGTGCGGTGTATTCTCTCCCTTTATCTTTGATAATACAGTCAATACCTTTAACCATATCTAATTCACTTCCAAGTTCTCCAATTCTTGTAACATTCTCATCTCCAAATTTTTTCTTTAGAATTTTTACTGTTAAATCTTCGGTTTTATTACCCTGTTTGTCTTTCACATCAAGAATTTCCATTATGTTTTTAAAAGTGTCAGATTCTTGATTAAAAATTCTTGAACCATACCTCTCAATTAATGAAGTCATTCTTTTAACTTCATCTATTTGTTCTTGTGGTGTTTTACCAACAAAATCTAAAACAGGTTGGTTTTGTGATTTTAACAATTTATTTAAATCATTAACAAGAATACAAAAACCATAATAGTTTGTATTAAGTCTATTAATTACTGACCTACCTTTTCTTTCCAAATCATAAATTCCTGACATCTGACCTTTCTCATATTCATTGTATCTATAGAAATTATCAGGAAAAACATTTTTCAAAACATCATTAATACTGTACATGAATATTTTCTTCACTTCATCATTGATGTTGAATATAAATCTATATGTCTGAGCCATCTCATAAGTGCAAGATGTTGATTTTGACTCAGTAAGAAGATTTTTTGAAAAAATAGATTCAGTTAACTTTGTCTTCATTTTCATTTTTAACATTTTGTTGACAAACTGCCAATTGACACTGTCCCAAAAATTTTTGATGTAATTGTTTTTTTCGTTTTTGTATTTTAAATAATAAGCGTGTTCCCAAAGGTCTAAACCCAATATAGGATAACCACCATTTTTAACAACATTCATGAGTGGGTTATCTTGGTTTGGTGTTGACATAACTTTTAGTTTATCACCTTTTGTTAGTATCAACCACACCCATCCTGAACCAAATCTTTCTTGAGCAAATTCTTCAAAAATAGTTTTAAATTCTCTATAACTTCCAAAATCCTTCTTAATTTTTTCTAAAATATCACCTTGTATTTTTTGTTTTTTAGGTGACAACATTTTCCAAAATAATGCATGATTGAAAGCTCCACCCGCATTATTTCGTATAGTTTCGTCGTACTTACTAATTGATTTAATGATTTCTTCTAACTCTAAATCTCCGTAGTCCTTTTGAGAAAGTGCCTTGTTTAATTTTTTAACATACCCTTTGTAATGTTTATTATAATGGGTAGACATCGTTTCTGAATCAATAAAGTTTTTTAAAGCAGAATATGAGTAAGGTAATTCTTCAATACCTATACGTTTCATTTCTGATAAAATGAACTTTTTGTTTGTCTGGTACTCCTCCTTTAAAAGTTGTTCGTTAATCAGATTGATTTTTTCTTCAATCTTTTTCATACAGTATTATTTTAATAATAAATAATCTGAAAGTTCAAATTATCTTAAGTTATTAATTTTATTCATGATTTCTTCTACAACATCACCTGAATTAAGGTTATCACCCATTACAGTTGCAATGTTTTGTTTTTTGTTATTAATCATGTCGTATATGATTCCTTCTATTGTGTTTTCAAATATTGGGTAATAAACTGATACTGAATTCTTTTGACCATAACGATATGCTCTATCTTCGGCTTGTGATAAGTCACCTGGCACAAATGAAAGGTCATTTATAATAACCGCTTCTGCTGCGGTAAGAGTAATACCTACACCTGCGGCTTTAATATTACCAACGAATACTTTAATTTTGTCATTTTCTTGGAATTGGTCGACCGCATATTGTCTTTGTGGTTTTGAGCAACTACCATCTAAATGAACAGCTTGTTTACCAAAATGTTCTTTTATTTTGTTTAAAGTTTCAGTAAAATTAGTGAAAATAATAACTTTTTTATCTTGGTCTAAAATGTTCTGAGCCAACTCAATTGTACTACTAACTTTTTCTTCCGAAATAACTTGCCTAACCTTCATAAGTTTTGAGAACTGTACGGTTAATGACGAAGATTCTTCTTTTTTATTGTCATACCAATTATAATATTCCCCCATTAGTCCTTCATACAATCTTGACCTTAATCTGAGGTAAACAGGTGTGATAATTTTATCAGGTAAATCTAAAACATCTTCCTTTAATCTTCTCAACACTTGTCTTGATGTCCTGTCTCTCAATTCTTCTAAATTTGACGCTCCTGTAACATTCCAAACCTTTCTATTTCCTGCTTTAAATTGATATCCTTGACAGTATCTAATGGCATAAGCCATCCAATTCTGAGCAACAGGACTTTCAATTAAACTTAATAAATTAAAATAATTCATAGGTCTTGATGTCATGGGTGTACCTGTTAGTAACCACAACCTATCAACCTTTTTTGAGAAATTATTAACCAATTTTGTTCTTTGAGCCTGACCATTTTGAACATAATGAGCCTCATCTATGATGATTAAGTCAGGATTAAATTGATATATTAATGAATTTTCTTTTTCCTTTAAATCGTAGAAATTTTTAAGGATATCGTAGTTAACAATGACAAAATCATGGTCAATAGAGAAATTTTTACCATCCGCAATATAAACACTTCTATCACTATAATTTTTTATTTCCCTTTCCCAGTTTATTTTGAGTGATGCGGGACAAATAATAAGAATCTTTTTAGAACCCGTCTCCAATGCCGCAATAATTGTTGATGTAGTCTTACCCAATCCCATATCATCAGCTAAAATAAATCGTTTACTTCCCACAAGTTTCTCAATAGCCTCCTTTTGATGTTCTAATGGTGGTCTATGAGAATATTTTGAATAATCTATGGTTACTTTTTCAACAACATGTGTTTTAATTAAAGCTCCTTTTGGTAACCAAAAATCGTGTATTTCTTCAGTCTCAAATAATTTACCCCAAATATGATAAGATTTTTCTTTTTCGGCTAATAACTTTTCAACCCATATATTGTTAGGTATTTCAGTATAAAGTTTTTCATCGGCAATCTTTTTTGAAAAATACGGGTCTAAGTCTACCCATTTTTTCGCAACCTTCGGTGGTTTATCGTGAAAATTTAAGATATAATCTGATTGAGAACGTGTTAAATAAAACTTTTTATTTTTTTGAAAGTTCTTTTTTAATTTCAGAATATAATTATTTGCACCATCATAACTTTCAAGTATTGATAATGCTCTGGTTTCAACAGTATTTGGATTAGGTAAAGATTCCAATGTTCACTTTTAATATAAAAATAATCAATTAATTAATATTTATCAATATGTCAGAGAATAAAGTTCCAATAACGAGAATAGGTAAATTTTTCGGGGAAGAAGATTTCAGTTTGGAAATCTCTATGGGTTCCGAATGGTTGGAAGGTGATATGAATTTTACATTAATTCTTTATAGAGTTGATAGGGTTAAAACTAAGACAGATGATGTTTACGGTGAGACTTTAGAAGACGGAATTAAGTTTCTACCACCTGTTGAATTTAAAGGTTATGTTAAAATATTGGCTCCTGAAAACAAATATTTGGGCTCAAGTAAGTTAGACCAAACAGAACCTGGTAATTTAAATGTTGGAGTATACCAACGTCAGTTAGATGAGTTAGGTATTGATATTAATTATGGTGATTACATTGGATATTATGAAACTGAAAGTAAAGTTAGATATTATGTGGTAAACAATGATGGTCGTGTTACTTCTGACAATAAACACACTTATGGAGGTTATAAACCATTCTACAGGTCAATAATAGCGTCAGCTGTTATGAATAATGAATTTAGAGGATTATGAAAATTATAATTTTTGAAAGACAACTTAAATCCATAGTTAAAAAAATGAGCAACAATAAAGTTGTTTGTGAAGAATGTGGGTGGTCTTGGGATTTATCCGATGGAGGAAACGACCCATATACTTGTCATAAATGTGGTCACACTAATGAAGAAAATTAATGGCATTACCTAAAAAAATTAAACCATATTTACCTTTGACGGAACCAAAAACATTGTTACCAAGAAGGTACGAGTTATTGGAAAAAATAAATAAGGATGGTACATACCTACCAAAATCTTTATTGCATGCCGATTTAGATAGAGGGTTTTTAGATTTTGTAAGAGATGAATTAAAAACTGTTGTAACAGGAAAAATCATTCCAACAGTTGATATTATAATAACCACTCAAAACTGGTCTCAATTTACCGAAACATGGGATTTCCAAAATTTAGATAAGAATGTTGAACCACCATTGATTACTACAGTTCGTAATCCTGAAGTTAAATTCGGTACTAACCCTGCGGTAATGTATAACATTCCAAATAGAAGATTATATTTTTATGCTCAAGTACCTACTTGGGATGGTCAAAGACATGGTATGGACATTTATAAAATACCACAACCTGTACCTGTTGATATTACTTATTCTGTTAAAATTATTTGTAATAGAATGAGAGAACTTAACGCATTTAATAAAGTTGTTTTAGAAAAATTTGCGTCAAAACAAGCCTACCAAGTGATTAAAGGACATTATATTCCGATTGTTATGGGTAACATTACTGATGAATCAGAATTGACTATTGAGAAAAGAAAGTATTATATTCAGACCTATGAATTCACAATGTTAGGATTCTTAATTGATGAGGATGAGTTTGAAGTTTCACCAGCAATTAACAGAGTTTTACAAGTTCTTGAATTAGATAAAGGTGTCTCAAGAAAACAGAAGAAAATAAATGATAACCCCGCAAGTACTAATTTAGATGTTCTATTTGTGGTGGGTAATAGTTTGATTTCCCAAAGGTTTGATTACACAGTTAATCTAAATCTTGGTGAAACAAAGAATGTTAAAAACTTTGAAGTTTATATTAATAACATGTATTATGGAGAAAATGTTGGGGTAATCCAAATTAATACGGGTGATGTTGTAAAAATAGAAGTTACTAAGAATGATGACAGTTTAGAGTCAAAAATTCAATTCAATAACCTACTCCTTTAATTTTCTCCATAGATATCTTTCTTTGGTTTACAGTTATCTAAGATAAGTTTTTCTAAAAACCTATACATAACTACACCGTTGTTATCACAATATTTTTTTAGTACATCATGAGTCTCAATTGATATCTTAAGATTTTTTATTTTTTTAATATTATCATCCATAGTAGAAAATAGGTAGAAAATATTCTGCCCAATTTATAAATACATTGAATAAAGTCAAGTATTTTGTTTTTTTTTCAAATATTTATCTATAAAATAAATTAACTAACAAAAAATCTAGTAATGGCATCTAACAGTAAAGTTTTTGTATCTCCAGGTGTTTACACATCTGAGGTAGACTTAAGTTTTGTTTCACAAAGTGTGGGTGTTACGACTTTAGGTATTGTAGGAGAGACTCTAAAAGGTCCAGCATTTGAACCTATTTTCATCACAAATTTTGATGAATTCTCTACATACTTTGGTGGTACTTCCCCAGAAAAATTTGTGAATACACAAATCCCAAAATATGAAGCGGCGTATATCGCGAAATCATATTTACAACAATCAAATCAATTATTTGTAACTAGAGTTTTAGGGTTATCAGGATATGACGCAGGACCTTCATGGTCTATCTATACGGTGGCGAATGTTGACCCGACAACTGTAGCATTCAAATGTATAAATTTAGAACCAGCATCTCCTGAAACAGGTTGTGAACCAATATGTTTGGAATACGAAACTATTCCTTTTATATTTGACTTCACAGGTTGTACTTCAGGTGTTGAGAGTATATCGTTCACATCGGATTTACCAGCGATTATACAAGAAAAATTAACAACTCCTTTTGAATTGTTCAACGGGAATATTTCAAGTATTAATTCAAATCTTAAAAATCAAGTTTACCAAGTAATGTTAAATAATTCTTTGGTGAATTCTTCAGTATACTTCTATGGAGTAATTGAGGGTAACGATTATGATGGTTTAGTTACTACATACGGTACATCTAATTTAACAAATGTTTATGGTGTTGATGATGTAAGTTCAACAACGGCTGATTTGGCAGACCCAAATAATGACCCTTGGTACTACTCATTATTTAATAATGTTGGTAACTCTGTTTATACAGGTTCATCATTCTACACTACAATTGTTGATTTTACAACAACTACAACATCTTCAAATTGTGCATCTTTTTACAATTACAATGTAAGTGGTGTGACAGGAAGTCTTAACTACAACAATAACACAATTAATGTTGTTTTACCATATGCCACTTTCTCATCTGTAACTTTAACAAATGTTATTAGTAACTTTAGTGCATGTACAACTAATATAACAGTTAATTCAGTTCCTCAACAAAGTGGTGTAACTACTAATGATTTCTCAAGTGGTTGCTTAACATATGTATTAACATCTGAAGATTCTTCAGTTATAACTGAATGGACTGTTTGTGTTACAATTGAAAATCCTTGTAACCCTGCAACAACGGGAAGTACTGGGTCTCAAAACGCAAGTACGTTTGTAACTTGTTATAGTGGAAGTATGATGGGTACAATTTATGTATATTCAGGTACTGCATATACTGATTATGATGATTTAGTAATCGCTACCCTACGTTCAAGAGGTGTTGCAAATTATAGTAATGACAATGGAGCGGTATATGAAGTTCCTGAATTATCAAATGTTCAAATGGTATGTACTGGACCTTACAGTGGAATTAGTACTAATCCTTATGCAACATTTGGTTTAAATATTACAGGAAAAACAGGGACACCTTACTTCTTTGAAACTTCATTCACTAACTCTGACCCAAAATATATTTCAAAAGTATTTGGTTCATCAAACTTTGGTAAACCAAAATCGGTTGTTCCATTGTTTGTAGAAGAAAGATATCAATCATTATTAAACTACGGATATAAGAAAGGTTATGTAAGAGGTTTAAATTGTGAATTAATTTCTTTACCTGATGCAAGACAAGGTTCTGATGGAACATCAATCGCTTGGTATTTAGAACAATATCAATCTCCAAGTTCACCTTGGGTTGTGTCTGAATTAAGAGGTAATAAAGTATTTAACTTATTTAAATTTACAACAATTGCTGATGGTAATTCTGCAAATATTGAAGTTAAAATTTCTATAGCGAACATTTCGTTCAGTAACGGTACATTCGATGTATTAGTTAGAGATTTCTTTGATAGTGATGCAAATCCTGTAGTACTTGAGAAGTTTACTAATTGTGCTATGAATCCGAATGAAAATAACTTTATCGCACAAAAGATAGGTACTGTTGATGGTGAATATCAACTGAACTCAAAATATGTGATGATTACTATGAATGAAGATGCTCCGATAGACGCACTTCCTTGTGGTTTTGAAGGTTATTTAACAAGAGAATATGCAGGTGCTAAGTCTCCATTCCCAATTTATAAAACTAAATATGACTACCCTGGTGAAGTTATTTATGACCAACCATTCGGTACTGCAACAGGTGCAAACGATGCTAACACAAGTGCGGGTGATAATGTTAGAAGAACATATTTAGGTATTTCTGATACAATCGGGTATGATGTAGATTTCTATAATTATAAAGGTAAACAACTTCCATTAGACATTTGTAACGATACAACTGGTGATAATTGGGCGTATTTAACAAGAGGTTATCACATGGACATAAACGCACAGTCAATCTTGATTCCTTCAGGATTTGCAACTGCGGGACAACCAGCGTTCTATGTGGGTAGTTCACCATTTACAACTGACCCTGAAAATACAGATAACCAATATTATAGATTA